ATACCGCCTACCCTTTACGGGTAGCACTTCAACCATAGTGTCGTCGTCAACGACGAGACTCGCACCAAGAAGTGGAATCCAAGAGTCGGAGAAGAGCTGGTGACGTTCTTGCGAACGTTCACCCGCTTCCAACCGAGCCAAGGATTTCACGAGGAGCCCATGACTACTAATTTCGTCAAGGGTCGGAAGGGATAGGAAGGTCTTAAAGACCCATCCGTCCCAGCCATGCGGGGCACGTTGCGGTAGGACTTCGTCAAAATATCCGACGAAAGCTCCATCGCCGATACCATCAATGATTGAAGGCTTACGCCAACGAGCGGGTGCGTATGAACGCAGCCACTTACAAACCTCCATGAGCCTCTTCGATCTTTCAGGACCCAACCATTCTTGGCAACGAACAACGTATCGCCAAATCTGGTTGTGAATCTTGAAAAGATCGATCAACGTCTTTGGTGGTTTCTTGACGTAAAACGGCGTGATGTCGTACCCTGAGTAGTAGTGTTTACCACAACTCTCTCGGAACGGTCCCATCCAGTAGCTCTTCTTTTCATTAGGTCTAAACCCAAGAAAAGCAAGGAGGCCACAGAACGGTTCCGCCATGGTGCTAGGGACAATTATATCGTCCCCATACACTGATATACGACTCACCTCTTCCCCATGGAGTTGGGCCCACGCGTAAGCGAGAGACAAGAAAATCAAAGTCTCAAGCTCAAACGTGAAGCCGTTCCCCATGGAGGAGAACTTCTGGTAAAATATTTTCTCACCAGAAGGAAGAACTCCGAAAGGACTGCGGCACTGCCCAAGTGCCTCCAGCCAATCGGGACGGATCAGCGACTCCACCACAGCACGGCTAATTGTATCACTAGCCATACTAAGGTCGATAGTCGCCAGTCGCCCAGCAAACGAACCCATTTGGGCCAGCCGCTGGTTTCTTGTTTGGTCATTGAGATTACATCCAATGCCGGCAAGGCGATTGCGCATCAAGCTACCGATCCCTTTCTGAACATAGATGTTCATATCGGGCTCGATAGCAATAGAGCGATCCGTCTTGTAGTTCTTGGGGACAGTGACAACGCGATTTCCCGGAACGATTTTCACCTTTCCGAGACCCTCTTCACCGACATCTGGGAGCTCACGCCCCCAGAGCGGATTAAATGCCAGTACGGCATTAGCGAGGATCGCGTTTCCTATTGTTGCATGCGGCGTACCGCTATATTTGTGCGCAGCATCCGACAATCGTCGGGTCAGTCTTGTAGTGGCGCCAGGGCCCCACGCAAAACCTCTTGCTGCATCGTCCCAGCTAAAGGGACCCAGAATCCTAGAGGCTATTTTACGAGCGAGATTAATTTCCCGCACGTATGGAGAGTTTCTCCAATCCCTCTTGGACCG